GTCCGTTTTGTAGATGTACATGGTATGATTCGGTTTCATAATCATCTCCTTATAGTGTATTTAAAGTGGGCTTCAACAATGCAGTCAGTTCACGCTCACGGGCATGAGCCGCTGTCTTGCCACGCACAACTTCCAACAAGTAAGGAGTGAAGCCTTCACGTCCATATGTACGAAGTGCTTCGCACAGGTTCCAGTTCTTGCTTTCTGTATTAGCACGGCTCAAATGACGGTTAAAGCGTCCACGAACTGAGCTTAATGCAGAGCCATCAACTACAGTGATACCAATGTAGCTGTCGCCAGTCGCTTCGCAAAACAGCTCGTATATCGCATGGTTACGATCTGTACGGCGCTTGCGTTGTGTTGGAGTGTTTTTGCAGTTCATGTTATTATTATAGCACTCTGGACCACTTTGGTCAACCGTTTTAGGGGCTTTTTTTGACTTTTTTGAGCCTATTTTTGTGGTATTTTTGTGTTGTTTTTGAGCAACAGTACGCTGTGTTGTATTTTTGCAACAAAAGTAGTGGATTTTGGGGTGAAAAGTGATCCTATATTTAAAGCGTCAGATAAGTAAACTTGTGCAGATGATTCTGTCACAGTTAAAAAGGAGCCAATCATGGCCGCCAAATTAGTTATTGTTAAACAAAAAAGAGCATCAACAGATGTTGCATTCTTCGTCGCACCAGCCGACTTAAAAGCCTCTGCAATGGCATCAGGTACTGTTGCTGTTACAGGTGAGAGAAATATAGGAAACGGTCTTGTTAAGATTCGTACAGTTTTTTTCCCTAGCCAAGAGCGTTTTGCTGAATGGGAAGCCAATCAAGCAGTTCAAACTTTGATTGCCGCTCGTACTGCATATAATACAGCAAACAACATTGCAGAAAAAGTTACTGTAATTGACATGCCAAACTTCAACTCATATTAATTTTTAATATTTCGCTTGGTTGAAACACCCTTCGGGGTGTTTCTTTTTGGCTGTAGTTGGGTCACAAATGGTGATACATACACATATGACTTGCAAATTACTTGTTATGAAACAGATTAGGCCCAATACTGATATTCAGTTTTATGCCGCCAACGAAACATCAAAGGTGGCCTTGCGTACCTATGGACCACCTGCTGTAGTAGGTGAGCGTAATTTAAGTGACGGTTTGGTGCGAATTAGAACACTACTGTTTCCAACTGCGGCAGAATATGAAAACTGGTTGGTTAATCCTGTGGTACAGGCCAATGTAAATGATCGTGCCGCTTACAATAAACAACATGGTATATCAGAGACGCACCATGTTAGAGATATTGTAGACCTAGATATATTAGATATTAAAGGTTAAACGCTTTAACAGGCGATCGCCTTCGCTGGCACCCAGTTCAACTGGATCCCGACGGTGTACACTAAACCAATTGTCGTATACCAGTATATCCCCATTTTCCCATTCATGAGTGTATAGCGTATCTTGTTTGCTTTCGCAAATGGCATATATTTCTTCTATGAATGCGCCTGTGTCAGCCATGCGTTGACCATTTTTCTTTACATGGTCAATCCAGGCAATACTGTTTTTCTTAGGTGTAGTATAACAGTTGATTCGCGGACTAGGTTTGCCCGAGTAAGGGCTGATCTTTAGGAAAGGGAATGTTTCCAATCGTGTACCAGGTTCGTACATGTATTGTTGTACTACTTCTACATCTGCTACAGCCGCTTGCTCTACATCAGTGAATTGTTCCCAAGCCAGCTCTAGGTTAAGCCAATGGGTGCAACCAGTATTGTTCTTGGTGGTCTTTACCATGTATAAACTTCTAGCAGGAAAGCTGGTTTCTCCCATGTGCGCTTGGTCAGCATGGTATTTCATATCCCTGGCACCCCACATGTTGTTGGTTTTAAAGTAGCTGACAGGAGTAGTGTCTACATGATTAACAGTGGTATCTGTGGGAGTCTTTTTGTAATCATCCCGGTCCCATACACGACCAAATTGTGTACCAGTGTAATGATACTCAGCATCAGTCAGTTGATTGGTAAGTCCTCGGATTACTAGTAACTTGCGATCAATCAACAGCTGACGCCAAAAGCCTGCAGGTGCTGTTTTAAACTCGTCAAATGTTACGGATACTTGTGTACCCCATGATTCATAAATTTTACTAAATTCCATCAGCGACCCAGGCCTTGACGGTAGGCTTCATTATCTCTGCGGCGTTGTTCTTCATAGTAACGCTGACGAGCACCACGGGCACAAGCATCACGCTCACTGGCACTATAAAAGCGGTTGCATTGTTCATTGACAATGACCACTCGTTCTTGTGTGACTACACGAACTGGTGTAGCGTCTTGAACTACCACTGTTCTAGGCTGGGCAAGTGCTGAACCAACAATCAGTCCAGTTGCTCCACCAATCAGCATACTAGTACCATAGCGACTGGCACACCCTGTTGTCAAGAGTGTCATTGCAACGATTGGGATTAAAATAAGCTTTCTCATCATGTGCTCCTTTGCACTATATTTACCTACGCATTTTACTGATATCTTCAGCTTCTTCACTACTAAAAATTGGCACAGCATTACTCTTGTGCATGGTACCAATTCCCAGTATCTTGGTTCCAGTATAGCACGGAGTGGGCTTGGATGCAACCGGACCCAATTGACTATCGGCTCTGCTGGCAATGCGTGGTCCTGTATCTCGTATGTAAGGCTGGGTAACAACAGGTCCACTTTTGGCTTTGGTGGACCTGATTGAGCCATTGGAAAATGGTTTAAATTTGGTCCAGGACGCCTTGGTCTGTTCCCATTGTTCTTCTAGTTCGCGGGCCTTACGAGCGTGTTCGGCACTTGCAAACTTGCGTTTGGTTTTCTTTTTGCCTGTAGTACTAAGCCACGGGCCTTCTAGATGCATGGTCATAGCTGTATTATAGCACCATGCGTCGACTTTGTCAACGGATAAAGTATTCGTCAAGCGGTCCTCTTGGACCTGCATTACTGTAGGTCTTTAGCAGTATCCAATTGTCAGGCTTTTTGCTCTGTTGGTAAACAGGAACTCGTCCGCTTGTTTGTACTGTGGCCCAGGTTGGATCACTGTCGAGTGGAAAGATAACCACTCCAATTACATTTTGGTCTTCGGGGTGTACTGCTAGATCTATTTTATCCCCCACTAGCTTTACACTACAACCAATCCAATCCTCATCATCAGGATTGCCGTCAAACCATTCAAATTGTTCTGTATTCATGCGCCTATTTAAGCGGCCAAAGAAAAAGGGTATGACCAAAGCCATACCCTTCGCTCAATTTAAAAATTAAGCAGACTTGATCTTACCGATTAAGCCCTTAGTGAAAATACCATCATACTTAACATGTAATGGTGCAGTAGCGGCTTTGAAAGACGCTTTTTCTTCTGCTGTTAGGTGTGTAACCTGGATACCTTCTGCAACTGCACGAGCTTGTGTCTTAGCGATGTCTTCGATAGACTCTTGACGCTCGATCTTAGCGGCTGACAAAGCGGCATCAGCAAAAACTTGCTGAGTAGCTGTATCAAAGCTGTTCCACAAATCTTTGTTAATGATCAAAGATGTTAAGAACAAGCTGTGCTCTGTGTGAGCAATAGCTTGAGCGTGTTGAGCTTGTTGCATACCATAAATGCGTGGGTATGTTGACTCACCAGCATCAACTGACTTAGAAGCCATAGCACCTGCTAGGTCTTCAATAGCCATTTCAACTGGAACAGCGCCAATAGCTTCGAATGTATCTTTAGCAACTGGGCTAGCTGGAACACGAATACGCATACCGCGTAGGTCTTCTAACTTGGCAACAGCTTCTGTAGCTGGGATGATACGGAAACCGCCGCTGTATGTAAAGGCTAAACCTTTAACATTTGACTCTTCAGCCAACTTAGCGAACAATGCTGTACCAACTTCACCATCTAATACACGCTCAGCGTGGTCGTGGCCTTCAAACAAGAATGGCAAATCTAATACAAACATGTCCTGGCTCAATTGACCAAGAGTAGTTGTATACATTTGACTCATCTGTACTTTACCGCTTTCTAATAGATCTAATAGACCGAAACGGTTATTGATCTCAACACCACCGTTGTACTTGGCGGCGTATTCTTGAATACCAAGGATCTCGATTTCGAAAGCACCGTCAGTTTTTTCTGCAACTTCTGCTGAGAATTTTTCTGCGGCTCTTAAGAATAGATCGTATGGCTCGTGGGCTAGAACCCATGTTAGTTTTGTTGTCATGACAAAATTTCCTTTTATAGCATACTGCTAATAGTGAGCATTCGGCTCAAGTTTATTTAGTCTGATCCAAATTTACTTCAGTGACTTGGCTTCTTTTATTTCGTTTTGGTAGCGATCTGCCAGTTTTCTTATGGTCGTTACAGAGTTTTTGTAGAAAGCATCCGTAGTTATACCGTCAAAAATTGGGGGTCTAACAGCTGATAATTTATAAATTTCTTCTTTGCCCACTTTCAGCGTTGCATCGTCTAGTATTTTTCCAATGGCAACTCGCCTGGCATTGTTCATGTCTTTGTGTGCTACTATAATGTTGAAGATATAAGGCGCATCAATTTTTAATTCTCTAAGAGTTTTGATGTTGGGTGCTTGTGGCAATCTGGTAGGGCAACTGGCGGCCGCTACTCTAAGCTTGGAATTCTGTGTGACCATAGATTCGTAGCTTTCGTATCTGTCAATGACCATTTCAATTCCATTGTTGCCAGTCATGTTTACTAGACCATCAAAGTTTGATTTAAACACGATGTAGGTTGTTTTGAACTTGTATTTTTCGCCCAATGCAAGTGCTGTCAAATGAGTTGCATTGCCAAATCCTACTCCACCTACAGTAAATTCTGTTTGATTGCTGAATTCTTTATTGGTAATAACTGCCCAACATGCATCGCCTAATGCATGGACAGGAACATAGTCACTTTCTTTAAGCTGACCCGAATCAACATTTTCTACAAATGCTGGCGCAATAACAGCCAGGCTGTTTGCTTGATCAATGGAACGAACTGCAATGATTTGGTTACCACCTGGCTTAAATTCAATTATAAAATTGTAAGCATTTTGTGATGTGTTGGCGGCATCAATGATTTTACGCATGGCCGGACTAGCACTATGGGATGGGCTATACGGCGAAAGGATTCTTATGGTTTCGCTTGCCCATGCACCTGTGGCACAAGCGGCAAGTACTAAGGAATAAATTAATTTTTTCATAAATTATCTAAAATAGTTAGTATGTAGTCAAAGGAAATGCTCACTGAGTGAGCATTTACCCTAGCTCAATTTGAACTTTTACTTAGTCTCTAGCTTGACCTGACTGGCTAGCTTTTTCCAGTAGCCTGTATGGAAAGCAAAGAACTTGTCTAATCCATCATAAGCAACAGTTTGTGGTTCGCAATAGTCAACAGCATAAGCCGCACGAACTGCATCTGTCCTTGATGCCCGGGAAAAGATTTCGTGGAACTCTTTACGCTTGGCTTCATCGACTGTGACTGGCAACAACATGTGGTGTCCAACATTCATGTCAGCAAAGCTGGCATCAAAACCTTGACGAGCCAATGGAGTATAGCCATTGACAACCTTGCTACCAGTAATGCCTAGTACAGTAACCTTACGCTCTGCACGGGCATTTTCCTTGCTCCACTGTTCAGCTTCACTGATAAAGCCAATGTGCAAATCAGTTTGACCTGATACCATGCTCAACATGCTGTCGTTAGTTGACTTAAACGGAACAATGTTCAACTTTGGGTAACGCTTTTGCATTTCAATAGCGGCCAAGTGTGTGGTAACACCCAAGCCACTGATGCCAACACTTGCATTGGCTGGTACATCTTTGACAGTCTTGTACTTGGTACTGGTTACTGCCATTGGAGCCATACAGTGAACATATTGTTCTTTGTACTTGGCCAAGTCATAGCTTTCATTTGGGAATACGACAGGACGAACAAAGAATGCTGTGCTGTGAGCCAAAATGCTACCGGGTGTATTTAACACATGGTTAGCGGCAATAGCGCCACCTGCACCAGGCTTGGTATCAAATATAAAGGTGTACTTGTCTTGGATTTTGTTTGCTTCGTTAGCAATAGTACGATGGTAATTTGCTACACTATCGCCTGGTCCCCAAGCATAGACAATTGTAACAGTTTCTTTGGCCTGGACGCTTAATGCGCTCATAGCCAAAATTAAGATAGAAATTAGTTTCTTCATAGGTATCTCCTTGTGTGATACTTATATGTTAAAACCCTTGTGAATTACCCAATAGTCAAAAGAAAATGCTCACTTTCGTAAAAATCGGGCACGACTCCTATTCTACGGACCAGCAGCCGGTCCACACTTATGATAACGCAAAGCGTTCCTAAGGTAGTGTGTTCTTATTAAGCCTGTTTCACTGCGTCGGTTGTGTTTGCCCAAGCAGAGAAAAGTGATTCCATATCTGATTTGTCACCAGCATTCCATTTTTCAGCGGCAACATTGTATTCATCAGCAAATTTGCTAACAACCCAATCGTTGAAGTTTTCTTTACCGTCTTGAAGTTCCCAGATGGTTCCTTCTGCGTCTGTCCATGTAGTCATGATATCTAATTCCTTGAAGTAAGTAGGGAATTTTCTACCCCCTAACAATTCTATTTACCTTAAACCGGGCTATATGGGTTTCTTGGACGGTCTGTACCGTCATCTTCCGGATAGACTGGATATTGATTTTCGTTTTCTTTTTCTGGTTCCATGATTATTTTACTTTTGTTATACTGATTTTTCTCCGGTAAGCCCAGTGCGAGCAAACCAAAGTTTGAACCAAGCTTCTGTGCCCGGTCGAATGTTGTGTTTTTTCATGTATTCGCCCTTCTCAGTTCCACCATGCGTGAGAGGGCTGGCATTTTCAGTTGATACTGTACTGTCAATTCCAGCAAGTTTTTTCAAACGCTCTAGATCAACCGTATCTTGTTTCATAGTGTATCTTCGCCCTGGTCGCCGTGCTCGTTTAAGTATTCAATCAAACTGGCCAGTGACTTGGACATGCGATTTTCAGCGTAACCATATCCGCCAATGGCGGCCTTAATATGAGCAAATGTATAATCCTTCATGCCTGCATATTCTTTTGGTAAATTGAACTTGATCGTGTGTTCAATTTCATCAAGGGCACGAGTAAGTTGTTCAACCTGCTGTTCTAATTCAGATGATAATTCAAGTGCTTTATCACTGTCAATGTTGTCATAGATAGCTTCAACAACAGGTGTACCTGCTACAGTTGAACTATTAGCCAGGCCTGCTAGTTTTTTAATACGACTAACATCGTATTCTTGGTCAATGTTGGTACTGCCCATTCCTTCAACTATCTGTTGCTTCTTGTCCATGTTATTTTCCCTTGTGTGATTTGGTGCGCTTGGCTGTTCGTTTGCCGTGTCTTCTGACTTTCTTAGGATGCGCTTTACCAAATCTTACTTTAATTATTTTACCAGTGGATGGATCCCTTACATATAGATAGAACTTCTTGCTACCTTTATAATGATAGGGTTTCCCTAGTACAACTTCTTTACCTTGATATTCAGCTTCTGTAATTTGTTCTTGCCCATCTGCTGGTGCAGTAGTTGGGAAAAATGCCGCCAACTGCTTTCGCATTGTGTCGGTTTGAACATCTACAGTAAGACTTGCACTCCATCTTGGATCTTTGGCTTCTTGTGAATTTCTGGCAATATAACCACTGGATTCATCTAGCATTTCGACTACTAAATCCTGGCCGTTGGCTTCGATTACTCTACCGTATGCCTTTGCACCTGGTACAATAAGTTCGATTACATCACCTGTTGTTGGGGAATCTAACTCCCAGATCTTCATAAAAAAGCCTCCACTATATTTAGCAGAGGTTTTTAATTGGCTAGCATACCTGTTATTTGTAAACTGCTTTAGCTTCGTCAATTCTGCCCTGACGAGCAAGAAGAGAAGCGGCACGGGCTTGACCAATGCTTAGGCAAATTTCGTATAGTGTGTTTAAAAAGTTTTTCATAGATAGCCTTCCTTTTGAGAGTTAAATTGTCGGATGTAGTTTTCCAACTGTGCGGCATCGGTAATGCCTTTGGTTGCTAGATATTGATCCAATCTGCTTTGATAGTCGGACCCTGGGAACATTTCTGCTAGCCTTTCCAATAATCTTTCTAATAACATTGTGTGTCCTTATAAGTGAAAAACGGCATCAGCTTTTGGCCGACACCGTTTTAAAATCAAATTTTAAGACGAGTTTCTTACTCGGCTGTTTTTTTACTTGTTTTAGTTACGGCATCAAACCCTGGAAACTTAAAAGCTTCTAGTGACTTGTACGCTTCAGTTGCTTGTGTTTTGTATGTTTCAGCTAAACGGGCATTGGCCGCTGTAACTGCTTTTGTAAACTCCACTGCGGCTGAACCAACTTGAGTGGCAACTTCGCGAGCGAGTGTAGTGTTGGCTTCTAGGGCCTTTTGGAAATCAAACATGCTTATTTCTCCTTTGTGTTTAAGCGAGTGTAAAACGATAGCCTCTATTGAGCACTATCTACTAAGTAGAAACACTATTAGTGTTTTCACTAGTATAACAGTATATATGTTGCGATGCAACATAGTTATAACCCATTATTACCAATTACGGACAAATTGGTCAAATATAGTGTTTAGATCTAGTGTATAGGTAAATAATTCGAAGGGAGTTCAAGACGATCCTCCTAAAACGGATACAAATCATGCATACAATTATTACTGTAAAGAATCCTGCAGTCCATACACCTAGTCAAGAATATCTTCAATATGTCGCTGACACTTATCTTACACCAGGCAAACTAGTAATAGAAGAAGAGGTAGACTCAGCTACTGGCCATTCAACTACTAAATTACATTTTTCTTCTAAAGAAGCTTATACTCAATTTAATTCAGACCCAACTATTTTAGCAGAGCGCGAATTAGGAACAGCAAGTGTTGTTAAAAGAAATATCTATAGAGTATATCAACAGCCTATTTAATTAGCAATACTGTCAGCAAATGCTTTGCTGGCAAGGTTTTTGCATTTTGATTCGCATTGAATATCAAATGCCTGGGCAAATTCACTAGCCCAGGCATTTGCCGCATTGTTCCAATAGAAATCGCTATGGGCTCTAAGGGCCTGTTTTTTATGGCCTAGCGCCAGGAGATCGGCCATGGATGGGAGGATATCTCTGGCATGATCAACGAGTACATCTTCGCGAGAAATACTGTAGTGCATAGCAGGCCTAACACCACGCCAACTATCAATAACCCGTTTAGTAAGGTCATCATCAGGTTGTATATATTCACCCGTGTTAATCCAGTGATGGTGGATGTCAAGTACGATCGGCAAGAGGTCAGCCAATTCAAGGCAAGTTTCAAGTCCATGTTTAAATTCTTCATTTTCAATTGTTATACAGTTTCGAGCTTCTAAGCTAAGACGCTTATATGCCGCCCTAATACCACTTGTCCCCAGTCCTCCGGAGATGTGTACATTAATTTTAAAGTCCTGAAACGACTTTCCATATCCCATCCAGCGAACCATGTCTGCATGATATTCAAACTCCTCAATACTACGATTGACAATATCTGGATTTACAGAGGCAAGAACAGTAAACTGGCCAGGATGAAAACTAAGGCGTACATCGAGAGAGCGAGCAAGACTGCCAATGCTAGCAAAATGTAACTCAAGATAGTGAAGAACATCGGGCCTGCGCCAAAAATAGCCCCAACTAGGCTCGGTATACATAGGCAGAATATCACTACCAAGACGAACCATCCTAAGATTTTCAGCATATGAACCCACCCTCTCAATTAGCTTGTATATAG